CCCGTTGGTGTGATGCCGTTTTGCTGTGTGGTGCGACCTGCACATTGATAGTCTGCTTCGCGGTGAACTGACTGAGCAGCAGAAATATGAGCAAGCGTGTCGCATTCGTGATGACCGGAAATCAAAAGCCAGCAATGGAGCAAGAGAGATGGCTCGCTGGCGATGGGATAAGCCGGTCATTGAAGCCAATGTTGAGTTCTGGCGCGAGCAACTACAGTTGACTCTCGATATCGCGTGCTGATGGTAAACGCAAAACTGTGTTATCGGAAAAATCAAAGAATTACGAGAACTGCTAAACGGCTATCCATTACAAAGCCTATCTACGGGTGGGCTTGATAATGAAACCTGAGTTTATTTCCTGTCAAACAATATTCAATTAGCAGCAGTACAGATAAACAACCCAAGCCAGTAAGTGAGGAAATAACAGCGTTGTATCGTCGCAGTATCACCGCATTAACAATGACCGCAGCCCTCAATGGGAAATCCTTCTGCGTGAGTGTGCAATGATAATCAATAACGATGCATACCGGGGTTTGCAGCTTTTACGATGGCTGGTTTATCCCTCATTGCTCGCCATCTCGATGCGGGGGTAGAAGAAATCGAGAGTGTTTTACAGAGCTTTCTATCGTAAAGGCTCGATAAAGCAGAATATGTTTTATGTGTGCCTGTAGGCATGATACTCAATAACTAGTGGAATATTCCAATATGACAGGTCTGACAATTAAGCAAGAAGCTTTCTGTCAGGCATACATCGAAACGGGTAATGCTTCTGAGGCTTATCGGACGGCGTATGCTGCTGACAAGATGAAGCCGGAGGCAGTACATGTTCAAGCATGTAAGTTGCAGGATAACCCTAAGATAGCCCTAAGGATAAAAGAATTGAGGGGCGAGATTAAGCAACGCCATAACGTCACCGTCGATTCTCTCCTCGCTGAACTGGAAGAGGCCAGACAAAAAGCCTTAAGCGCCGAGACGCCACAATCATCTGCAGCTGTAGCGGCGACAATGGGCAAGGCTAAGCTGGTCGGCCTTGATAAGCAGATTATCGATCACACCTCATCTGATGGAACTATGGCAACGAAGCCAACCACTATTCGCCTGGTAGGAGTTGACCCAGCAAATGGAAAGCCAAGTTGACCTCCAGATACCTGCCAAGTTAGTTCCTGTATTCGCGACAGAAGGAATCCGTTATCGTGGCGCTCACGGCGGACGTGGATCTGCTAAGACGCGTACTTTTGCACTAATGACTGCCGTCAAAGCGTACCAAGCGGCAGAAGCCAATATCAGTGGAGTTATCCTGTGCGCTCGAGAATACATGAACTCGCTGGAAGAATCCTCCATGGAGGAGGTAAAGCAGGCAATTCGCTCCGTGGCGTGGCTTGATGATTACTTCGACATTGGAGAGAAATACATCAGGACAAAGAATCGCAAGGTCAGCTATGTATTCTGCGGTCTTCGCCATAACCTAGACAGCATCAAATCAAAAGCGCGAATTCTTGTAGCCTGGGTTGACGAGGCCGAGTCCGTTTCTTCGACTGCGTGGAAAAAGCTTCGCCCGACCGTTCGTGAAGAAGGCTCAGAAATCTGGGTTACGTGGAACCCGGAGAAGGACGGCAGCGCCACCGACAAACTTTTCAGAAAGAATCCCCCAAAAAGCTCAATTATTGTCGAGATGAACTATGTCGACAATCCATGGTTCCCTGCTGTGCTTGAGGAAGAGCGACAGGAAGACTTGGCAAACCTTGATTACGCAGATTACGCGTGGATATGGGAGGGGGCTTACCTCGAAAACTCAGATAAGCAGGTGCTGGCTAACAAATACATCGTGCAGAGCTTCGAAGACAATCTATGGAGGAAATCAGAGCGCTTGCTGTTCGGTGCTGACTTCGGATTCGCGAAAGACCCCAGCACGCTTATTCGCATGTTCATTCTGGATAACAACCTCTACATCGAATACGAGGCCTACGGCAATGGCGTAGAGCTCGACGATATGTGGAAGTTTTATGCAGGCAAAACCGATGCCACGCCGAAACAGCTTGAGGACTGGGAGGTCACTGACGATGCGAAATTCCCCGGTATCCCTGAAGCGCGTAAATGGCCCATCAAAGCCGACAACTCTAGGCCAGAAACTATCAGCCATATCAAAGGGCAGGGATTCAATATCTCAGCTGCTCAGAAATGGCAGGGTAGCGTAGAGGACGGCATCACCTTCCTACGTGGATTTAAGAAGATCATCATCCATCCTCGCTGTAAAGAAACGGCGAAAGAGGCGCGGCTTTACTCGTACAAAACAGACCGTATCACTGGCGAAGTCTTGCCGATTATCGAGGATAAGAACAACCACTGCTGGGATGGAATCCGGTACGGTCTGGACGGGTATATCAAACGCAAACCTAAATCGATGGGGATGATGATTCCTAAGCGCCTTCAGGGCAGATAGCTTGAACATAAAAATCCACCGGTTATATTGGTATTCTTCATCACTGGAAAAGGATAGCGATATGATCTCTGGACTTCATCACTTTGATTCATGGCTTTCTCGTAGCACCTGGTACACTCTTCATCCCGATGAAGAAAAACTCTTCTATCTGGCGTTAAAAAAATTATTGCGGAAAATCCAGGTGTATTGATCCACGAGCAGTACGTGAGGGATTACATTTTAAACAAAAAAGTCTCAACATTGGCTGATGATACCCTCAAGCAAGCTGCCAAAAAATATGGGAAGCTAGCTGAAGATATTTCAGATTACGTATTGAACACACAGTGAAATATCTTTAAATGTACAGGTCGCTACGGCGGCCTTTTTTATTGCCTGAAATTCACTAATGAGGACTCGGCGTGACCGAATATTGGTGCAGTGCATGCGGAAAGATCATCCGCTTCGATTATGTTTCGCTACTGTATTACAACCCAAGGCATTGCCGGTCGCTGACGCTCAGAAAGGTTGAATCATTCAATCCGGCAAAAGGACCAAAAATCCCACCGATGAAACGCTAACGGATAAACCATGACTGACAAATTAACTCTCGCCGTCAACCATGCGTTGAACGATGCGCGGATGGCACGCGCCCGTATGGGGTTGATGGTGCCGACGATGGGGTTGGATAATAAGCGCCATTCCGCATGGTGCGAATACGGCTTCCCTGAGCTGGTCACCTACGAAAACCTCTACTCCCTGTACCGGCGCGGTGGTATTGCCCACGGTGCTGTAGAGAAGCTTGTTGGCAAGTGCTGGCAGACCAACCCGGAAATCATTGAGGGTGACGATGCCGACGATAGCGAAGACGAAACCGCCTGGGAGAAAAAGTCCAAACAGGTATTCACCAACCGATTATGGCGCTCATTCGCTGAGGCGGATCGCCGTCGTCTTGTCGGGCGATATGCCGGAATCCTGCTGCACATCCGAGATGGAAAAGACTGGAATCTGCCTGCCACTAAAGGTCGTGGGCTACAGAAGGTTTCCGTGTCATGGGCTGGGTCGTTGAAGGTTGGCGAGTGGGACACTGGCATTAACTCGAAGACATACGGCCAGCCGAAGATGTGGAAGTACACCGAACGGTTGCCGAATGGTTCAAGCCGCCGTGTGGATATTCACCCTGACCGAGTATTCATCCTGGGTGATTACTCAGAAGATGCAATCGGATTCCTTGAACCAGCATATAACGCCTTTGTCAGTCTGGAGAAGGTGGAAGGTGGTTCAGGTGAGTCGTTCCTGAAGAACGCTGCACGCCAGCTTAATGTCAACTTCGAAAAGGAAATCGACTTCACAAATCTGGCGTCGCTGTATGGCGTGAGTATCGATGAACTACAGGATAAGTTTAACGAAGTTGCCGGGGAAATTAACCGTGGTAACGACGTGCTAATGACCACACAGGGGGCGACAGTTACACCCCTCGTTACATCAGTTGCGGACCCTACAGCAACATACAACGTGAACCTCCAGACAGCAGCCGCAGGGGTAGATATTCCTACGCGAATTCTGGTTGGTAATCAGCAGGCAGAACGTTCAAGTACTGAAGACCAAAAATATTTCAACGCCCGATGTCAGTCTCGCCGCGTAGACCTGTCATTCGAGATAGAGGACTTCTGCGACAAGCTCATTGAGCTGCAGATTATCGACTCCGTCAGCCAGAAAGCGGTGATATGGGATAACCTGAACGAACAGACCGGTACTGAAAAGCTCACCAACGCCAAGACCATGGGCGAGATTAACCAGACCATGCTGGGCAGCGGTGACAACCCGGCGTTTAGCCGTGAGGAGATTCGCACAGCTGCTGGCTATGACAATGATGACGAAGAGCCGTTAGGAGAAGAGGATGGTGACGAAGAGGGCAAAGCCACCGATTCTGCCGCGTAACTATCAGGATCCGACCGGAGCCGATGCGCTGGAACGCCGGGCAATGAAAGACTTCTCCAGGCGGATGAATAAGATTGGCAAAGCGTACAAATCAGCACTCGACAAAATACCTTCCTCCCTCGCAGTAAACGCCAGATACGAATACCAGCTAAACCCAACGCTGCTCTCCATCATCCTGAACGATGCCAGTTACCTGGTAGACCAGGTGCTGCTTGATGGTAACGAATACGACCTGTGGTTTTACGAGTACATCGACCTGGCTGCTGAGAAAGGGACAGGGCAAGCCTTCTACAACCTCAGCCAGCAATCACCTGTGTATGCAGCGGGACGCGAGTCACTGGCGGCAATCCTCGCGAGTGACCCGTATCAGCAACGTATGGCGCTGGTACATGCGCGTGTGTTTGAGGAAATGAAGGGGCTGAGCGCTGACGTTAAGCGCGATATGGCGCGCGTGCTGACTGATGGAGTGGGGCGAGGTCTTAATCCGCTGGATATTGCCAGGAACCTTACTGCACAGACTGGCATCGAGAAGCGCAGGGCTAACCGTATAGCGCGAACCGAAGTGACTACCGCGCTGCGTCGAGCCAAGTGGGATGAAGACCAGGAGGCGAATGACCTCTTCGGCCTGAAAACGCTTCTGGTTCACATCTCGGCGCTGTCACCGACAACGCGACACACCCACGCCGTGCGCCATGCTCACCTCTACACAAATGAAGAGGTTCGTGAATGGTATGCAAAGGATGCGAACAGTATCAACTGCAAATGCAGCCAACAGTCAGTTCTGGTTGACGACGATGGAAGGCCTCAGTTCCCAGACACCATTACCAAAATCAAACAAGAATATAAATCGATGCAGGCGCGCGGTTACGCTTGGGCGGAGAAATAACTATGCCTATTCAGGTAAACATCACCACGAAGGTGAACAGCCAGTCTATCAGGCGCGAAACATACAACGGGCGTGAGCACCTGGTGCTGCCGAGCTACACGCTGCCGGCGAACGTCGTAATGAATGGCGGGCTGTACACGCAAGAGCAAATCGACGCCCACTATAAAGGGCTGGAAGGCACCCTGGCACCGCTTGGGCATCCTCAGGTTAACGGTCAGTTTGTTTCTGCTTTCTCGCCTGAGGGGATTAACGCAGGCCATATCGGCGCGTGGAACCGCAACGTTAAGAAGTCCGGTAATCGCATCTACCTCGAAAAGTGGGTTGATGTGGCCCGCGCCAGCGAGTCTGAAGGTGGCAGGGAACTGCTTGAACGTGTCGCTGCCATTGAGCGCGGTGAAGACGTTCCGCCGATTCATACCAGTGTTGCCGCATTCCTCGACCAGCTTGAGCCCAACGATCAGCAGCGCGCCACAGGTGCTGAGTGGGTGGCAGATATCCACGGTATGGACCACGACGCGATCCTGCTGCACGAAGTTGGAGCCGCTACTCCGGAGCAGGGCGTTGGCCTGATGGTTAACGCTGATCTGGCGCAGCCGCTTAAGGCGAACTCAGGCGCGCTGGTGGGAGAATCCTACCGGGAGCGCGAGCAGCGCCTCGATCGCGCAGCCAAAGCGAAGTTTGCGGCGGGCGCGGATGAATATGCCTGGGTGGCTGATTTCACTGATTCTCAGGCGGTAATCGTCAGAAATGGCGGTACTGCTGAGGTATTTGGCTACAAGTCAGATGGCGGCGCAATCACCTTCGACGACACCGGAACGTCAGTCGCACGACAGGAATCATGGGTGGCTATCGTCGCCAACAAATTCAAATCTCTTTTCACACCGCAGGAGCAGCCTGCAACAAACCACAAAACGGAGGGCGACATGCCTTTAACCAAAGAAGAACTGGAACAACTCGGCAGCATGGTTAGCGAGGCCGTTGCCACCAATACCGAAAAAGCGATCAAGCCTCTCGCAGAAAAGGTAGATGCGTTGCAGGCCAACCAGCAGCAATTGGCTGAAACTCTGACTGCCAACTCCCGCGCAGAAGAGAAAGCCAAGCGTGAAGCGGTGGCGAAAGTTCACGGCGAGATCGTGGCTAACGCTCTTTCAGGCGAAGCACTGGATGCGATGTTTAAAACAATCGGTGAATCCGCGCCGCTGGGTACCAACTCTGCGCAACAGCAGAAAGAAACCGGTGCACCTGCCGCATCTGAATACTTCAAATAAGGAGCCTGGATAATGTCACGTTATCGTCGCGTTAATATCGACGGGAAATCGCTCTACAAGACCGAAACCCGTCTCACCGCCGCAGAACTACTGCCAGGCACCGCCGTCACTATTAACGGTGATGGTAAGTTCGCACAAGCCACAGCATTAACTGGCCGCATGTACATTATTGATTGTGCTTATCATCAGGGGCTTGGCATTCGTGATGCCGTTCCTGCTGGCGATTCTGCTGTTGGCAACTATGTCGAAGAAGGTCGTGAACTTGCGCTTCTGTGTGTACCTGGTGCGTACAAGAAGGACAGCCCGATTAAGCTTGGCGCGGCTGGTCAATTCACACTGGCAACTGGCGACACCGATTCAGTAATCGGCTACAGCCAGGACGAGTTCACCATCGCAGCCAGCACCACCGACTTCATTCGCGTTCGTATGCGCGTTGGCACTGCTGCCGCTGCAGGCGCGTAACAAAAGGATAAACATATATGTATTTCTCTAAAGAGACACTGGCGACTAACTCGCGCCTTGGTGGTCACTGGAATGAGCTTTGGGCAAACCGAAACATGTGGAACGCACAGCATGATGCTATGATTGCGGCAAATCGTTCTAATATGACTCCTGAATGGCTGGCGGTTAATGCTGTAGGCGGTTTTACGCGTGATTTCTGGGCCGAGATTGACCGTCAGGTGCTGCAACTGCGTGATCAGGAGGTTGGCATGGAAATCGTCAACGACCTGATTGGTGTGCAGACTGTTCTTTCTGTTGGCAAAACTGCAAAGCTCTACAACGTTATTGGTGATATCGCTGATGATGTGTCTGTGAGCATTGACGGTCAGGCTCCATTCTCATTTGACCATACCGAATATGCGAGTGATGGCAACCCGATTCCGGTATTCACCGCAGGTTACGGCGTGAACTGGCGTCATGCTGCTGGTCTTAACTCTGTAGGTATTGACCTTGTGCTGGATTCGCAGATGGCTAAAATGCGCAAGTTTAACCAGAAGCGCGTCAACTACTATCTGAACGGCGACCCGAATATTCAGGTGCAGTCCTACCCGGCACAGGGTATCAAAAATCACCGTAACACCAAGAAGATCAACCTGGGTTCTGGTTCGGGTGGCGCAAATATAGACCTGACCACTGCCGATATGACAGCACTGTTTGCTTTCTTCGGGAAAGGCGCATTTGGTACGCTGGCGCGCGCCAACAAAGTCGCTCAGTATGATGTGATGTGGGTGTCACCTGAAATCTGGGCTAACCTGGCTCAACCGTATGTAGTAAACGGCGTAGTTAGCGGCAACGTACTGAATGCTGTGCTGCCATTTGCGCCTGTTCGTGAAATTCGCCCGACCTTTGCGCTGAGTGGCAACGAGTTCATTGCCTATGTTCGCCGTCAGGACATCATTTCTCCGCTGGTTGGTATGGCTGTTGGCGTCGTGCCGCTGCCGCGTCCGTTACCTAACGTTAACTACAACTTCCAGATCATGTCTGCTGAAGGTTTGCAAATCACCGCAGACGACCAAGGCCTGTCCGGAGTTGTCTATGGCGCTAACCTTGTGTAAGGAAATGGTATGGCTAAATACGAAGTTGTACGACCATGGTTCGGCGTAAAGGTTGGCGATGTGGTGGATATAAAAGAACTGCATCCAGCCCTGAAGTCGAACGTTCGTCTGATGCGTGGAGAGGCGGGTAGTGACCTAACACCGGCAACTCCAGAAGCGAAATCAGGCCGACCCCGTAAAAACGAATAGCCGCGAAAGCGGTTTTTTTATGCCCTCTTCGGAGGGCTATAAGAGGCTCGCATGATTACCACAGAACAGGCCAAGGAATATCTGGAGTCAGTGGGTATCACGCTGCCAGATTTCATTCTGCAGGCTATCGTAGAGCAGGCTAACAGCATTCAGGAGTGCCTCGATGCACATTACCCGCCCGCAACGGCGCTGCTAATTCAGACCTATTTACTGGGTTTAATGGCGTTGGGGCAGGGTGATAGATACATCAGCTCTCAGACCGCGCCTAACGGCGCATCGCGTTCATTTCGGTATCAGTCTTTTGCTGACCGATGGAAGGGTTCCTTATCACTGTTGCGTGGCGCTGACAAATTCGGTTGTGCCAATGGCCTCATCCCCCCTGACCCAACAAATACCGCTTTCGCAGGTATCTGGATAGGCAAAGGCGGTTGCATGTGTAACGGGAGCCGCTGATGGCTTTAATATCGGTCAGGCAGAGACTTCCTGAGCCATTCGTAAAGGTATGGGTTATCACTGACAGCGGACGGCGGGTCACTGGCTACGTTAAAAGTAACGGTGAATGGTATTTGCTGTGCCGAAAGGTGGCAGCTGAGAACCCGGAGGTTATCCGGTGGGAGGATGATAGTGTCAGTCACGGCTAAGTGGTGTTATACCAACGTCGCCACTGTCTATCCTCGCGTCTATGACGACTGGAACAACACCTGGACAAACGGCATCCCATACCTGATTGACTGCACCTGGACGGCGAACAATGAAGTTGCTGTTGATGCCAGTGGTAAAGAGTTCACCACCAACCTGATTTTCTTCACTGAGCTGAAGCGTAATGGCGTCACCGCAAGCATGCCACAGCGAGACTGGTACATCGCCAGAGGTGACACCACGGCGCTATCAGATCCGCTTAAAGCCGGCGCGAACGTTATCAGGGCCGTAACCGACTGGGATATGTCATTTTTCGGCGAAGAGCCAGATTACAAAATAATGACGTGAGGTAATCATGCCCGTTAAAGGTATCAAGCGCGTCCAGATGAATACCCACCGGGTACTTAGTGACATAGCTGGCATACGCACGGAGAAGGTTCTCTATCTGGTGATGAATGCCGGCGCCAATCATGCCGCTGTAATTACCCCCGTTAAGTCGTCGACCCTCATAAATAGCCAGTACAAGAAGCTCGAACCAATACCGTCAGGAATGATTGGCAGAGTGGGTTATACGGCTAATTATGCAGCCGCGGTTAATGCTGCAAAGGGCAAGCTAAAAGGTAAGCCAAGGCCGGACGGCAGCGGGAATTACTGGGACCCTAACGGTGAGCCGGACTTTCTCCGTAAAGGCTTCGAGCGAGATGGGCTCAACGAGATTAAGGCCATCATCAGGCAAGGATACAAAGTATGACGCGTAGCGAGGTGTATGACGCGCTGAGAGTGTGGTTACAATCTCACGGGTTTGATGTCGGTTACCGCGTCCAGAAACGCTTCTGGAACGAGCTGGAAGGTACGGAAGGGGAAAGATACCTTGTTATCCAGCAAAACGGCGGTGGTAAGCCCGAGGAAGCCATAACGCGAGATTTTTTTCGCATCCTTGTTCTGTCAGGACAGAACGACAGTGATATTAACGAAGTTGAAGACCGCGCTGATGCAATCCGCCAGGCGATGATCGACGACTACCAGACTGAGTGCATCATCTCGATGCAGCCAATCGGCGGAATTACCGCCATCCAGACCGAAGAGGGTCGTTACCTCTTCGATATTTCCTTTCAAACCATCATTTCCCGATAATACGGAGATAAAGACATGGCATGTGAAGCAGGTGCTTTCACAGGGCGTGATGTCGTCGTTTATTACGCGATTGGCTGCCCGGAAGTACAACCTACCGCCAGCGCTTACCAGCGACTCGGCATGATGCGCGGTAAAACAGTTAATGCAGAGTGGGAAACCGCAGATGCAACTGCCGATATGAGCGCCGCGTTTACGCAGGAAAATCTTGTTACCTATAAGAACATTTCGTTCTCTGGTGACGGCGTTACCCGCAAAGAGGATGTATACGCGCAAAACGCGCTGAAGCGTCACGTTTATAACCCGCCAGCGGAGACCAGCAACCAGCCGTATGTGTGGTTCAAAATCATCTCTCCAAACGATATCACCGAAGGGCCATTCATGGTTACTTCATGGGGTGATGAAGCTCCACACGATGATGTGGCAACGTGGTCCATTGAGGCATCAAGTGCAGGTCAGGTTGATGTGCGTGATGTCGGGGCAGTTATTACCATTACCACCCAGCCGCAGGGTAAAACACTGACTGCTGGCGACATCCTGACTCTGACAGTTGCAGCTACTGTTTCAGATAGCTCGTCATTGACTTATCAATGGAAAAAAGACGGAACCAATGTGAGCTCCGGTGGTACGACAGCTACATATACTAAGCCCAGTGCGACAACAGGCGATTCTGGTTCATATACTTGTCAGATTAGTTCCAGCACCGCAGCCAGTGTAACCACCAATCCGGCCACGGTGACTGTCAACGCATCGTAATTTCTTACTCAGGAGGCTCCGTCCTCCTTTTTCTTATGGGAATTCATGAAAGCAATTACCGATATCGGCCAGGTTGTCATTCGCGCCGGCGACAAAGAGATATTTCTCAACCCTTCATTTCTGGCTATGTCCCGAATCGGAACGCCTGAACAAATCGTTGATGTTTTCGTAAAAGTTCATGCGGGCCATTACCCAAAGCACAGAATTGCTGACCCCCAGATACTAAAAGCGGCTAATGCCCGCTGCTTTGCTGAAATGGCGGCAGCTGCAGCCAACGTAGTCAAGCGCTGTTCTGAAGGTGACGTTGCTGAAGTTATCGGTTCCTACTCGGTGACTGGTGCGGGGAAACTTCTGTTCAAGCCGGGAGCCATCCCGATCGAGGATGTTATCCAGATTGCCCGCCATCTGATTCTTCATGGTGTAATGGGCGACCAGCCACCGGAAGAATTCGAAGGAAAGAAAGGTGAATACAGCGACAAATTCGATGTTCGGTCATTCGTCTACACCGCTGTTGCTCACCTCGGCATGAGTGAGTCAGACGCCTGGAATATGACAATGACCAGCTTCCGCGCCGCCATGAACGCCAAGTTCCCGCAGAAAGAGAAAGCCAAAGTACCCACTCAGGAGAAGTACGACGAAGTCATGGACTGGGCAGAACAAATGCTGGC